GGCAACAATGGAGGATGCCTTTGACTGGATGGCGGAGTTTGCCGACTGGTGCGAGGACAGTCCAAACAAGAAGGGCGTCTCCAAGCTCCTGCTGCGGCTGGAGGTGGACGAGGGCGCGGAAGTGCAGCTCTTCATCATGTTCGATTCGACGGGCGAATGGATCGCGGTAAACGGGACGCTGGAGGGCGGTGTGAAACGAAGCTACACCCTCCCCATCGTGCCGCGGCGCGGGGACCATTACCGGATCAAACTGGAAGGGCACGGCGGCTGCCGGGTATATTCTCTGGCACGGGAGTATTACGACGGGAGCAGCCTGAAATCTCTACCGGGAAGACAGTGAGGAGGAAAGATCATGCCGAATTTCACCTATGACGGATTTCTGACAGCGGCCAGCAACGCCGGCCTGCTGGGGGAGTTCTCTCAGGCGGACCTGGACACGGCCAGAAAATACCCGGAGTTCGGATACTCCATCCTGGGGCTGAAACAGGACATCCACAAGGCGACCACGCCGGAGGCAAAGCTGCTGGCCAACGAGGCGGCCAACCAGCTCCGGTCCAGCTACGGCGGGTACACCGGCGGAAAATACGGTGCGGACTACATCTCGGACGGGAAGATCCCGAACCAGATCGACAGCGTGCTGGACAAGATCAACGGCTTCGGGAGCTTCACCTTTGACCAGGAGCGCCCCAGCTATGAGAACCAGTATGCGGAACAGCAGCAGGCGCTGCTGGACGCCATCATCAACCGGCCGGATTTTTCCTGGTCCAAGGAGGACGATCCCCAGTGGCACAGCTACCGCAAGAGCTACCTGCGGGAGGGCGACCGGGCCACGGCGGACGCAGTGGGCCAGGCGGCGGCCGCCAGCGGCGGGCGCCCCTCCACGGCGGCCGTCACGGCGGCCACCCAGGCCGGGGACTACTATGCCGCCCAGCTGAACGACATCATCCCCACGCTGTACCAGCAGGCATACGACCGCTACCTGAACGAGTACAACATGAGCCTGCAGGACCTGAACGCGGTCAACACGCAGGAGCAGCTGGACTATGCCAAGTACCTGGATCAGCTGGGGCAGTTCAACACAGACCGGAACTTTGCCTTCAACCAGTATCTCTCCGACTTCGATATTCTGCAGAATCAGCTGGCTTCCCTCCAGGGGCAGGACAGCGTAGATTACAACCGCTGGATGGACAAGGTGGGGCTGTACGAGCAAAAGCAGGCGGAGGAAACGGACCTGGCCCGGGCCCAGGTGGATGCCATTCTGGCCGCCGGCGGAAGCCCCAGCGCGGATCTGGTGGGCGCCTCCGGATACGGGAGCGAGTATGTCCAGGCCCTGGAGGAAGCCTACCGGCGGCAGGCTGCCCAGCAGGCAGCCGGCGGAGGCGGTCGGTCCAGCAGTTCCGGAGGCGGGAAGTCCAAGATGACGCTGACCACGGCCAAACAGGCAGCAAACGCCGGCGTCTTTTCGGACGACGTTCTGGCTGTCTTGCGGGAGAACGGGTATACAGACGTGATGCTGAAGGCGATCTATGGATACGAGCCAAACAGCGGCGGAAGCGGAACGATCACAGACGCCTCTCAGCTGGGGGCTGCGGCGCTGAATATCGCGAACGCCATGAGCCGGGTTAATTCTCCGTCGCAGTTGGGGACGTGGGCCGAAAGAATCTCTGATGCGCTGGATGACGGCAAGATCACAGAGGCGGAAGCGGAGTTCCTGCTGGATGCAATCGGCTATTAAGGAGGCAGAACATGGCGAAATTATCTGTACAGGAACGGCTGGAACGCCTTAGAGAAGCAGGAAGGAAGCAGAGCGGCCAGGGAGGACAGCAGTCCTCCCCCGCTCCGGCTGCGACATCCGGGAGAACTACGGCCGGAATGACCGTCCGGGAGCGGCTGAACAGGCTCAAAGAAGCGGGGAGACAGCAGTCCCCCTCCCTGCCGACGGTGACCAGTCAAGCGGCGGGCGAAACCGCCGGAAGAAAAAAGGCTGGGAGGCCAACAACTGCCGGAAAGCCGGGAAAGATCACATCCCCGGCACGGGAGGCGGAGCGCCGGGCGGAGGAGCTGCGGACGCTGCGGGACGAGGCCCAGCAGGAATTCCTGAATTTCCGGGGTGCGGAGATCACCGCAGGGGCTGCGGGGATGCCCACAGAGTCGTATGCCGGGCAGAGATACCGCACGGCGGAGGAAGCCTACCGCGCCCGGCAGGATTACGACAGGCAGCTTGCGGAACTCCGAAACCGCTATTATCAGGAGGAAAACGAACAGCAGCGGGCGCGGCTGGCGGAAGATGCCTCCATGCAGGCCAGCTTTGCCCGGGCGGACGAGATCAGGGGCGCACTGAACCGCATCCAGACCCTGGAGCAGACCCGGGTGGCGGCACCGGGCCCCGTGACGGAGGATGCCGTCAACCAGGCTGTGCGGGAGATCGCCGGGCAGTACGGATTGTCCCGGGAGGACAGCCGGAATCTGACCACCGTCCGGAAGGCGCTGGAGGCGCAGCTGCTGGAAGAGACGGACCGCATCAGCGCGGCGGGCTATGACTACGAGCGCATGACGGAGTACCAGAAGCGGCAGGAGCGGGCGGCGGAGGCGGAGCGCCAGCGGCAGCAGACGGAAGCGTGGGCGGACGAGCATCCGGTCCTGGCCTCCCTCGCCTCCGTGGGCGCATCGGCCCTGCAGGCTGTCGACATCCCCCGCCTGATCGCCACTGGAGGCGGAAGCGAGGACGACCTGCGGACCTATACCCCGGCAGACCCGAACGCGGCCATCATCAGCAATTTTGTAACCGGGGTACGGGACACGGTGTCCAAGAAGATCGCGGATAACACAGACTGGGAGCTGTTCGGCCAGAACGTGGCGTCCTTCCTCTACAACACCGGCATGTCCATCGGAGACAGCGCCTCCCAAGTGGCGCTGCTGG